GTCTGCCGTGCCGTCGACGCGGCAATGGGCCTTTGCCTGGGCGAGCGTGACGGGCTCGGTTGATGGGTCGGTGATTAGCGTTAGCGACATAGGATTTGCCAGACGATCAAAAGGCAATCTTGCCGGTAGCTCGCGAAACCCATTCGCCGTCCCATCGCAGGTAGATGTCGCCAGGGCGGTCATATGTCGCGTTCTCAATGTCGCTAACAGTGACTAGCTCGCCCCCGTTCGCTACAAATACATCAAGGGCAGCTAGCAAATCACGCGCATAGCGTGTCGTATTAGAGCTATCAGGCGGTGGAGAGTCGAAAGTCCCCTCAAACCGATGGAAATAGAAATATCCCCATTGCTTTGCAGCCACCACCATTTTCATGGCCGATTCTATTGGAGACCCAGAATAGCTGTCCTTCGTCGTCGGGGTGTTGCCTCCGCCTGCGACGAATCCTCGATTGTATCTGCCGAATAGAGGAATATAATGCTGCGGCCCCGTGTAATAAATAGACCCCGAACGACCGCCAGACTGGAAAGGGTCCACCCCGTATATATCATCAATGACAGCCCCTCTACTGCCTTTGACGCCAAGTGAATTCAGCAAAGACCCCATGTTTGTAATCAGATCGGACCGTGTATCTGCATTCTGCAAAAACGCAGTCCATCGCTGCCCAGGGCCGCCGAGTTTTTTGGCCGCCATCAGCTGACGGCTATTTGCCATCGCAAAACGTATCTCTGCCGCCGTTGCCGTAGGATCAACAGCGACGCCGTTGAAAGGGTCTTTTGCCAGGTGCGTTGTGATGTCCCATCCGGCGTCTCGGTATCTCTTGAACCAAGTGTCGTCGCCAATTCCACCATCCTGGTTTGGCCATCGGCGACGCGACAAGCAGCCACGCCAGCCACGCGACAACATCTTGTCGCCAAGCTCAGTAAAAAATGAGGAATATCCGCCGTCACCGTTGATTGTGATACGTGGCTTATCCCATTCCGGGCAATAGACACGGGAGAAATACATGGTTGCGGCGGCGGTTGTGATGATGGTAATGCGTACTGCCTTAATGGTGACTTCCGGGTTATTTTCGTTCCATGTCACCGGCGCATTGATGTCACCTGTCTTAAACCATCTATCGCCCCAGTATGTGCGATACTGGTCTAGCCATTTTGTTGCAGTGAATAGCCCACAGGTATTGCCAAACTGAGATGCCGATGCAGAGTTTACTGGCCAATAGTTGTATCGTTTTGACCCTGAGTTCGTCAGCGTATCTTCCTGCAAGGCCATATAAATGCGGTCGAAGTTTGCACCGTATTTGAGACGCCAGGCAATTTGCGGGAACGCCACCGGATAATCCGGCCCGGATTTGAATTGCAATATGATCTCTTTTGTGCCAACTGCTCCGGCAGTGGCTATCTTTATTACTCGCCCGCCGAATTCGTCCGGCTCATCCTCTTCCGTGACTGTCACACCAACTGGAATAGAGCTGGCAGTCAAGTCAATGCTGCTAGCTGACGCAATCTCGCGATTTATCGGCAATGGGAACGTAGCTGCACCACCGATCTCTGACAAATAACCGGAAAAAGCCGACGAATTAGCATCAGCCTCACCCGCCGGACCATCGATGTCATTGCTCGCATAGCCAATCGACACAAGGCGCGCATTCTCGGTTAAGCCGAAATCCTGCAGCGAATCTTCGCCGTAGCCATTCCACGTTTGCAGCATTCTGATCTGTGCCATTACTCGCTCCTGCGGCCGCGCTTGGCGGGCTGGGTGGCTGGGGTTTCTTGCGCTTCGACTGTCACCGCTGCGGGCGCCACGTCGAGGTATTTGGCAGCGTTGCAGTCGTTGACGAGGTGATCGGCAAAGGCGTCCGAGGTCTGGAGGATGTCGCCTGTCTGCAGGGTGCCGTGGGTGCTGGTGATGACCATGCCGGTGATCTGTACGCGTGCCATTGCTGCTCCTTGAAAACCGGCCGAGGCGGACCCCGGCCGGGGTGTTTGCTGCTGCCTGGTTAGGCCGGGGTGAGGTCGCCAGCGCGGACGGCCGCGGGGCGCTCGGTGGCTAGGGCGAGACGCCGCGTTGCCAGCAGGGTGACGAGCTGCTTGGTGAAGTTGTCGTCATCGCTGTCGGACAGCTGCACCATGACGTCTTCGCGGTTGTGGATCATGCTGGACTGCGCGAAGTTGCCAACGGCGACGTTGTCGACGGTGACGCCCACCGAGGTGATCACCGGCGTGCCCCAGAGGCGTGGCGTGCCGCCGTCAGCGTAGGAAAGCAGGGTCTGGCCGGCAGCGGTGGTGAGCAGGTCGATCTCGATCTGTGCCCAGTCGGCGGGGTTGAGCAGGATGCCGTCCGGCGCGTCGCCCGCGGCTTCGAGGTCGCCCTTGATCTTGCGGATGAGAACGAGCTTTTTCAGCGTGCTGCCGAGATCCGCATTGGCGTAGCCGTGGGCGGTGAAGTTGCCGGTGTTGAAGATGCCGCTGATGTTCGGCGGCGTGCCGTTGCCGGCGCACAGCGCGGTTTCGACCTTGCGGTTGACACCGTAGCGCATGCGGGTATCGACGTAGGCAGCCAGGGCTGGAGCGTCACCGGCAAGCTGGCGACTGATCTTGAGCCAATGGGCGACGTTGCTGATGGGCATGTTGACCAGCGTCCAGGTCAGCGCGGATTCGGCAGCGTCCGAGCCTTCGGCGACTTCCGCCGCGGAGTTGGTGAAGACGTTCTCCTTGGTGAATTCGATCGCGTTGGAGCTGGTCGGGGTGCTTGGCAGGAAGGCTTCGAGCGTCAGCGGGGCGAATGCGCCGCGAACGACGTTACCCTGGCGGGCGGGGGCGACGTTGGTGTCGCTGCCGGTGATGGTGTTCTTGACCTGCATTGAGAACTTGCTGGTCTGGCGCTGCAGGAAGGCATCGTAACCGGCGCCCTTGACGAACTGCTCGCCCCAGGTGCTGATATTGGTCGTTTCCTGCTGCTGCACGCCGCGCTGCTTGATGGCGAGGATTTCGTCAGCGAGTTCGCGCTGTTTGGTGCCGAGGGCTTCGAGTGCGGATTTGGTTTCGGCGGACTGCGTACCGGCGATCTTGCCTTCTTCTTCGGACTTCTTGGCGAAGTCGTTCAGCTTTTGCTCGATGCCATCGAGCATGGTCATGAGCTCTTTGTTGACGTCCATGTTTTGGACTCCCATAAAAAAAGCCGCTTCTGGCGGCTTGGGGTTGTGGATGCAGGGGGCTATTTGAGGGAGCGCGTGATCTGCTGCAGGCGCTTCATCACGGCGGCTCTTGTTCGCTCGTCTTCCGCTTCAGCATCCCGCTGATAGATGGATTTCGCGCGACTGGCGACTGCCTTGGCCAGCGACCTGCTGAAGCCCCCTGCATCCCGCAGGAAGTATTCGAGGTCTCGTTCGGTGGCGATTTCGTCAAGGCCTTCGGCCTTGACGCTGGAGAGGTCGATGCGGGCTGCGCTGTCTGCCGGGAAGGTAACGATGGATACTTCGGCGACGTGCGATACCTTGCGGATGATGCGCCCGCCGTTTTCGGTGTCTTCCCAGTCGCCCTTCTTGAGCATGTAGCCGATCGACAGGCCGTCGACGGTGCCGTGCTTGAGGGCGGCATGGGCGTCGGCTGCCTGGGCCATTCCCGGGGTCAGCTCGCCTTCGACGTAGAATCCGTGGTCGTCTTCCTTGGCGGCAATCCATTTGCCGACCGGCAGCGCGTAGCTGTCATGATTGACGAACATCTTGGGCTTGCCGTGCTCGCGCAGGGTGTAGGCATACGCGCCCTTGATGATGGTGTCGCCGTGGGAATCGACGCCACCGAATACGCTGGCGTATCCGCTGAATCGCCCGGCGCCGCTCTCGTCGAGCTTGATCTGGCAATCACTGAGCGGTAGGGATTTGTGCTGTAGCATCGGTGGCTCCTGCTGCTGGGCTTGTTTGCGTGCCGAGCTTGTCGAGCGGCACGAGGTTGGTCTGGGCGGTGAGTTGTTCGCTGCCGTCGATCGGCGGCAGGTTTTCGAGCTGCCGGCATTCGGCGCGGGTGTAGATGCCATTCTGCGTGGCTTGAGCGTAGATGGCCATGCGGTCCTTGAGGTTGGATCGCAGGAGGGCGTCGAGGCTGAATTCTACTGTCTGGCGGGAGCGCTGCGCCGGGGTCATGACGCGCTTGCGGATGGCCTGCTGGATGTTGACGAGAGCTGGAGCGATGGTGAGCTTGACGAAGCCTTCCATGATCTGCTCGATTCCGCTGCCCCATGTGGTGACGTTGGCGTGGTTGATGAGCACGGCTGGCACGCCGAACCAGCGGCCGATCTCTTCGACGCCGAATTGTCTGGTTTCGAGTAGCTGCATTTCTTCCGGGTTGAGGTTGATCTGCTGGTATTTCATGTCGGCTTCGAGGACGAACAGGCGGCTGGTGCCGCCTTCGCTCATGGCTGAGAAGTTTTCCTTGATGGCTGCCCGCTGCTCAGGCTTGAGGACGCGATCGATCATGAGGACGCCGCTCGGCTTTCCGCCATTGGCGAATAGCTTGCTGGCCGACCGCTGGGCGCTCGATGCTTCTGAGGTCGTCGCGCGCATGTAGTCGAGCCGGGCGAGACCCATGGTGCCGTTGCCCATTTCCTTGAGGTGCAGGACGTTCTCGGCGTCGAGCACGGCGAGATCCTGGCCGACTCGGTACTGATAGACCAGGTGGCCGTCTGGCAGGACGGTCAGCTCTACCTGGTCGGCTGGCATTGGCTGCAGGCTGTAGGCTTCGCCATTGGCGCTGCGGTCTATACGGGCGTAGGCATTGCCGCGCAGGAGGAGGTTCAGGAGCATGGCAGACCAGAATTCGAAGGGCGTCATGCGGCCATTCGGGCTGTCGTGCAGGAGCTTGTATAGGCTGGATTCGCGGGCCAGGGTGCGGGCGCCGTTCTTGCCGTCGTCGTAGACGAACAGCGGCAGGCTGGCGATGGTCTTGGCGATGCGCTCGACGCATGCCCATACCGCTGAGAGCTGGAGGGCGCCATCGACGGAGATACCAGGAAGGTCTTCGACGATCGAGACGGTTGGACGGGCCGTCTGCTTGCCGAACAGTGACGAGAGGGCGCGGGAGATGCCACCGAACAGGCCGCTGGTGATTTGGGTGAAGTTCATTCAGCAGACCTGGTCAGGCAACAAGCGGAAAATTGAGGAAGTCATCTACGTTCTCGGCTGCCGGGACTATCGAGCGCGCCTTGGCAATGATGGTGGCGACGGCGGCGTCGATCTTGTTCTGCGGGCGCTGCTTCCTGGGGAAGATGTTGTCGTTGCGGTCTTCCTTGCACTCGACGTTCGATAGCTGCCAGACGTAGGCAGGATTGGCATCGT